ATTCGTTGGCCCCCCCTGGGACGCACTTCTGTACAGGACCCGCCTTTGCATCGCAAAGTGTAACATTCTGAGACATGTCACCTTTTGCGGCGCGTCGCAGAGTGCATCATGTCGCATTTTGCATCATGCCTCGATGTGCGGCGTGGCCTAGTCTCGAGGCACGCGCTGCCCGACTCGAGGCATCGATGCGGGTGGTATCTATAAGGGGGGCCGATTGCCGATCGGCTCGATTCGTAGATTATTCTCGCATCGCACTTGACATCGTCCGTGCCGCATGCCATACTATGTTTGTGTGACGAACGCAACGCAACGCAAAGGGGCGACGATGACCAACGAGCCTGTTACGATCGAGCTAGTATCTACCCCAGTAGGATGGTGGGCGCGTATACCGGAACGATCCCGCCCGCTCGGGCCGTACGCGACCGAGGCGATCGCCATTCAAGGGGCGCGGGATTCGATCGCTCTTAGGGCGTCGCTCGACGACGCCATTGCCGCGCTGTAACCGAAGCAACCTCAACGCAAGGGGATCGAGACGATGACCAACGCAACCGCCACCATGGGCCACGCCGAACGAATGGCCGAACGGTTCTACGCTGACCTAGACGCCGCGCTTGACGCGATCGATGGACAATACAACGGGAGCGCCAAGGGCGCCGCGCTGCAATACGCCGAGACTATCAAGCGTATGGCCGTCGATGACGCGCCCACCGCGAACCAGGGCGCCTTTGCTGGCGACTTCGCGGAGGCGCTGTTCGCGCCGACCATGCGGACGCTCTACCTCAAGGAACTCGAGGGCATCGACTGGTATGCGATCGCCGAACGAACCGTAGATGCGGCCGTCAAGGCGTACCGATCCTAGCACGGGACGATACCGGCGCCCTCACAACGGGGGCGCCCTCACCGAAGGGGAAGACGATGACGACAGCGACTATCCGTAAACCGATTGGATCATTCATTCTGGACGCGGCGCCGACCGCGCTTCGACCCGAACGAACCCGCGCCGCCGACCGCGAACGGGCGATCGGCCGATTGATGGCGGAAAATCGGCGCCTACAACTCGCGACGCGTCGCGCCGTCGATATCGCGTGGTTCGCGCGGCGCCAACGGCGCGCGGCGCGGGTCGGCGCCTCGCTAGTCGCGATCGGCGCGGTCGCCTTCGTTGTCGCGCTGGCGATGGTCTGATCGATACTACGATCTATCGAATCGAATCTGACTGGCTACGATCTATCGAATCGAAGGGGAAATCATGTCCGCAATGTCCAACATCGCAACCGGCTTGGCTCTGATTGACAGCGAGATCGCAGGCTGGCTTCACGATGATGATATAACCATCCAGGCCGATCCTATGGCTATGTTCGGGTCGATCGATGACCTAGGCGAACTATGCCGCGCCTACGACGATGCAGTTGAGGAAGCGACCACGCGACGCCAGCGCCGGCGCCTCACGAATGCATACGTCATTCGGGCGAAGTCACTGGCCCGTTGGGGCGCGTAACCGTTCCGATCTATCCGACCATCTGACCGAAGGGGATACCAATGAATCTTGACGCAATCATCGATAGCCACATGACCGATACCGCAACCGCGCAGCGTATCGCCGATACACACGAATCGGCCGAACAATGGGCGCCAGCGCTCGCAGTACCAGGAGAGACTGCGCCGGCGCTTGGAGTATTCGACGCTCCGCGCAACCTCGGCGAAGACTTGCTGAACGTCGAGACGCCAACGGCACACAGCGGGTTACTGGGGAACGTGACCAAACGCGCCGACGGCACGGTAGAATCGTTTCTCTCCGATCCCACCGGATACCACTATCTAACAGACGGCGCTGTTCTCGACGGCGCCGCAAGCGTGGAAACGGCCTATCAAGAGTCCGGCTTAGCTTGGGGCTTAGAGCAAATTCCTTGCATGGCGCACGATCGGCTCGCCGACGGGAAGGTCAACCATCTGCCTACCGGTCGACTGGCCAATATTCGTTCCGATTCCCGTGAGATTCTCGGCTTCGTCTCACCGGGCTATAAGGCTTTCGACAATCGGGAACTGTTCAGCATGGTTTCGCAAACCATGGGCGCCGATGCGGAAATCGACAGCGCGGGAAGTGTCGACGGCGGTAAGGGCGTTTGGATTGCCGGCCGGTTGGCGAAATCGGCCGATATCGGCGGCGCTGGCGATCGCGTCGATTCATACGCTCTATTTCACGCCCGACATGATGGGAGCGGAAGCGTGTCGGTTTTGCCTATTACTCGTCGGATCGTCTGCGCGAACATGCTGAACTATCTGATATCGTCGGCGCAGAAGGCGAAATTACGAATTCCGCATCGAGGAAACCTCGCGGCTCGCGTTCGTGAAGCAAGGCGCGTGCTAGGCGTGGTCATCGATGAGAGCGACCGAATGTACGATCGGTTGCGATCGCTTTCCGGCGCCCACCTATCGGCCGAACAATTGAGCGCGTATTTCGATGCACTCTACCCGACCGATCCGAAAGTGATCGATCCGACCATTGCGCAATGGCGACCGTATTCCGGTGGGCGATTTACGCTGGATCAAGCAATCGCAAACGAGCAAGCGTCGGCCGACGAACGGGAGATTGTAGCGTCGCTTGCATCGGAAGCGACCCGAAAGCGAGTAACCAGCGCCGAACGCAAGGCGCGTGCCAACAGGGCAGCGCTCGAATCTATCATGGGCAACCTAGAACGGGAGCGCGAACGGTCCGGAGGCATGCCAACCGGTTGGCATGCCCTCAACGCGGTTACCGAATACGTTGACCATCAGGAACCGCGTCGCGGCAAGGATGATGCCGACCGACAGCATAACCGATTTCGCAACCGCGTTTTCGGCGAAGGCGCCGATTTCAAGGTACAGGCCACGGAGTTGATACTGGAAACCGTCAACGCGTAACCCGAAACGCGCCGAACGGCGCGTCATCGGCGTTTGGTCGCGCCGGTCTGACGATGGGATACCAGCGACAAGGGGAAATCATGATCGATCAAGCTACGGATACCGTTTCGACCGAACTGAGCAAGGAGGATATCCGCGCACTTCGCGCCGCGACCAGTGTTCACGCCAGACGGATCGACGGCGCATCACAACTAGAGGCGCACCTAGAATCGCCGCTCGATGATACCTGGACCGATTCCAGCGCCGCGAGGCGCCGTACCATCCCTTGCCGCGAACGGTTGACGATCTACCGTCGCAACGGCACGGAACGGTATGGCGATTCTTATCCCGATGTCACGGCGTTCGCCTACTCGATTGGCGGATCGTACGATTTGCCTTGGCGAACGATCGTTTCGCTTCTCCGCGCTGGCGATGAAATCGAACTACACTGGATTGCCGGCAACTCCTCTGGATATCTCGATGCCGCGCACGGCAAGTGCGCCGACAGCGAAGTAGAGTTTCACGGACTGTGCCGCGACGAACTGGATCTAACCGTCTACCGGTCTGGCAAGCAACGCTACTCGTTTCACGTCGACACTTGCGTTTGTCCGGACAACTCCGCGCGAACGATTCGAGGAACCTGAGGCATTGAACCGAACGCAACCGACGAAAAGGGGAAATCAATGAGCACGCGCGCATACATTTCATCGACCGACAGCAACGGCACGACAACCGGCGTCTACCACCATTGGGATGGATATCCCAGCGGACTAGGCCGAACGATCTACCGCGCCTACCAGGGACACTTTCGGCGAGATCTTGATCGGATGCGGGAATACCTCCTGTCGCATACGTGGTCATCGATCGTCAACGCCGATTTCAGCAAGACGCCCGGATACGTCAACCGGTCCGACTTGGTCCAGGGAATCGGCTTGCGTCCTCAATGCTATTGCCATGGCGACCGTTCCGAACCGTGCTCGACCATCAATCCAGCGGATGCAATCGACAGCGGTTGCGAATGGCGCTACGAGTTGCGCAGTGATTCCCACATGGCGATATACCGCGCGATTCGTGACGTATGGTACTTCGTCGACGACGTTCGCTTGAACGGTCCGGAACCGGAACCACGATGGGACCGAATCACCTACGCCAAGGAGACCGTCTAACCATGGACCCGAACGCTACACTCCGAGAAATGTGCGACGCATGGCGCACGTACGACGATGAAACGGCAAGGGAACGCGCGTGGTCGCTTCGGGAATGGTTCGCGCGCGGCGGTTTCCGCGCGTCGACGTTGTACGGGAAGGCAATCGCGCCGGACCGTACGTACGCTTGGATCGATATGGTACTTCGGGATTGCCCAGCGTCAGAGGGGAAGTATGAGCTATTCGGTTTGGCACCACTGGGAAGTAGCGATCGGCGATTATCGGCCGATCGACGGCAGAAAAGGGCAAACGATCTACATATCAAAAGAGCCGATCGACACCCCTTGCCACAAGTTCCGATTTCGGAATGTAGGGAATAGCCCAGAGCTTGTCGATCCGCCTAATGTGGTCGGCCCCTTCTATTCGTTCAGTGAGGCGAACCACTGGGCGGAACGGTACGATCAAAGCATCGAAGAATAGCCGAACGCCAACCGCACGGCGGAAGGAACGTCCCTCCGCTTTTATTTTGCCCATTCGCTTTGCAATGCCAACTACACTGGGCTGGCAAACGCCTTGCGTCGATATCGGCGCCGCCGTCAAGGCGTCTGCGCGCCGTTACGTTGTGCCCGGTTCGCGCCGAAAATTATAGGTTGAAGGGAACGCGCCGTATTCGTTACTGTCCATCGTAGGACCGTATGCGGACCGTTTGTAAGGGAAGGGGAAATCATGCCACCAACGCGACTAGGGATTGCCGATCGACTGCGCGTCGAGGCTAACCGCCGGAACGCAGAGGGCGCGTCTTTCTACTCCATCGCAGCAAGCGCCGGCCTGGACGCAAGCGGCAAGCCCAGGCTTCACCGTCGCAAGCTCGCCGAGTTTCTCTCAGGCGCTGACGTTCGCGCGTCGACCATCGACGCTGTCGCGGTTGCCGTTGGCGTTCGGCTGGCGCTCGAGCGGTCGGCGCCGTCAATCAGGCCAGCGCCCGAAACAACCGACGCGCAACCGACGGAAGCGTAGCTCGGCGCCAGCATCGAGCCGAACGCCAATTGCCGCGCCGAGAAAATCACCATCGCGACGCGCAGCGCGCCGACCGCGTCAGCGGGACCGCTGCGCCGCGCGCTGCGCGAAGCAAGTAACAGGTTCACGGTACACTCGAAACAGGGCAGCGGTCCGCATGCGGAACGCAGGGGGAAGGTACGACATGATCGACCGGATATCGAACGCCGATCCGGACCGCATCCCTCGACGATTGGCCTAGCATCGCGCGGCGAAAAATAATTCGGGCGTCGACCGTCGGCGCCGAGGTTCGCGCGACTGCTCGAAGGCGCGGCACGGACAGCGCCGCGATCCGATGCGCCGAGAATCCGGCGCAGCATTCCGCGACGCGCCGCAAAACGATGCGCAGCAAAATGCGACGCGCCGCAAAAAGCGACACTTACCTATGCCAATTGCCAAAGGTCATAGGTCGTTGGAAAAGTGCCAGACTGTTTTCAGGCTACGATCTATTTTAAAAAAAAACGGGGTTGGCTCGCGCGTCGGATTTCTCGCCGCCGGCGGATTTTTCGTTCGACTCTGTTCTCTGGCGGGCCAGGTAATCAAGCGCTTCCGCCATCACCCTGGCCGCCCTGCTTCGGTCCTGCGGCCCGTGGATGCCGTTTCTGAGTATGCCGTCCATCTCCAGAACGAGGGCCGCTAGGCTTGCCACGGGAGCCTTGTCGGGGTTGCTGGCCACGGAACGACTCCAGTTCTCACGAGGGGTGGGGGGGGGTCTTCTTTTTGTACGGAACGACTCGATTCAGCCACGCCTGTCGCTTGGAGCAGCCGCATCCCTTGCGTTTCTTCACGCCCACCGCAGACAGAACGGTTGCTACGGTGTCTCCTAGTCCGCGTGATTGTTCGACTGGTAAGGGCGCGAAGGACGGAATCGAGAACCCCATGATGGTCGGCGTCCACGTCTGCTGATCGAGCAAGTTTGGAGCCACCCCATTGACCCATTCTGTCTGGCACTGTTTGCACGGGTGATTCGGCATTGCGGGACCAGCTTGCCGTGAAGCCCCTACACTTGCGAGTATGCGGCAACTTATCGCCCGCTCGCTAATCACTTCCAAGTGTGGGCATGTCATAACAAGGATATCACTACACTGACGAATGGGATGTTGCCGAAGCCTAGATCCACTGGCGCATCTGGATGGGCGCACCCGCACAAACTCAAACCACCGCAACATCCTCCGAATGTCTGTCCCTGACTATCGTCTAGCTCTTTCTCATTGAGACAGCTACAGAAATTGCCACGCCAATCTACTTGGGTTGGGGGATATCCGGGCACACGGTTTAATGTCCATACTTGGCCCCAGAATAAATTCGGACAGGTCGCAGGCTTCGGGCGTGCCAGAAATCTAACTTTGACATCCGGATCGGTAGTGGTGTCTACATATGACCAGGTCGGGCAGTCGGCGTCAAAGGTCGTTTCCCAGGTCAAGTCCCACGTGCCGTTGAAGATCTCACAGTTAGCCGTTGAACAATCGCCTACCGTGTCGGCTAAGTACTCGTCTCCTCCACCCCCAATGACCATGCGGACAGTTGCGTTCTCCGGATCAGCCGCAATGGCGCTGCCGACGAAGCAATAATCGCAAGTGGTGCTTTCGCAATCGCAGCACGCCATACCCATACCGATGCCGCCTCTCCTTGGCAGCCTAACCCATGGGCTTCGTTTCGGTGTCCACATTACACTGCGCTCGGCGTCAGGGTCACGTGCCGGCCAACGTCCAGCCGGGTCAGGTCGCCGATGCCGCAATGAACCAGGTCGATTCCATTCGAGTGCGTCACCGTTTTGGCGGAATCGATGAACGAGCAGCCAGCATACAGGCTTGTGTTCGTACCGGTCCGCGCGCGATTGTCGCGGGACAGGTCGAAGATGCCTCGATTGTGCAGCGTAGTCCATGTCCCGTCGGAACGGTAGTAGACTGCCCCGGCGTCGTTGTTGATCGTGCCAACCGCTCCGGCGTAGTGCGTCCACGTTCCGCCGGACTTGTTCATCGTGGTAACGGCCGAATTGGTGGTCAGCGTGCCGTTGCTCTGGTCGATCGTGGTCAGCGTTGTCCCGGCTCCGCAGACCATGATCACGTCGTTCGCCGCCGAACTCTCCCAGCCTGCTTTGAGGGTGACAACGGCGGACGTTTCCCCGCCATGGAAAGCGATACCGACGTTCCCTTTCTGAACCGACGCCGTGTTGCTGACGTGCGTACCGAGGAACAGCATGGTCGGAACGTTCGAGTCCGCGCTCGTGCCCGTGCCGAAGACATCGACCGCCGTTTGCACCGTGCCCACGTTGAAATTGAGACGGGTCGAATTTGTCCCCCGGACTTCCAGATTGGTGATCGCCAACTTCAGATGCGTTTCCCGGTATTCGTTGTACTCGGCTCCGTCCGTGTTCTTCTCGGGCAAGCCGATCTGGCCGGTGAACGTATCGTGAACCGTCAGGTTCGTCACGGTCACGGCCGACAGCGCGTCGAGGTTCCACAGCAGAGAAACGGCCGAGTGCTGGATGTGGATGGTGTCCGATGCCCCTGGAACCGATCCGTCGGACCAGTTGTCGCCGTCGTTCACGTCGTTCGGGCTTTTGTTGGCCTGAGTCGTCGCCAGGGTGAACGTCTGGGTGTCCGCGCCGCCGCCGTCCGTTTCCGTCAGAGTGACCGTGAACGGCTTGCCTGCCGTGTCGGCGGTAAGCGTCACCTCTGTCGTTGTGTCGGTCGCGGTGACCTCCATGGCCTCTGGCTCGGTGGAGGCGTTCCACGCTGCGACCAGACCGGCGACCGTGGTCGCTACAGTCGTGTCAGTGGCCGTGAACGAGATTTGCTTCCCGTTGATGTTGAACGTGAAGATGTCGGTAGATTCGATCGTGGCAGGCGTGCAGGTCACCACCTGGGCCACGGCGCCTACTTGTCCGGCCCATGATTTCGTCGCCATGGTCTACTCCCTAAACGTCTTCAAGCTGGTCGCAATCGAACCCAATCAACCGATACCATGTTCCAACTGGCGTAACGTCGATCGCTGCTGGCCCAGTGATCTCTTTCCCGGTCGGTATTTTCCCACCAGTGAGCGGCGTGCTGCTGGTCGATCCCGGCTTGCCGATATCCTTGATCGTAATCTCTCCAACTGAGCGAAGGAACTCGCCATCCGCATCCGTCCCCTTGACGTAGTGGATCAGATACCCTTGTGCTTCGCCAGCCCTGCCGAGCGCTTCCCCCGTCTTCAGTTCCGCCGACAGGCATGGGCCGCCAATCACTTCCCCTTTCGGGAACTCCAATGGAACTCGGCCAAGCTGCTGCCGGAGATCGGCAACCTCTCGATCCAGTTCCATCAGGCGGTCTTCGGTCGCCATCTCATTACCCTATCAGTCTGGACGCGAGCGATGCGCTGTCGAGCGCTGCCCAACCGGTCTCTATTGTCGTGTTCGCTTCGCCGCCGTCAGCCCCTTCGGGGAACGAGGTCGTGATGCTGGTCACCACCGTATTGACCTCTTTGATCTCGTTGACCGACGTGATGTTCGTGATCAGCGTGCCGACAGGAATCCAGTTGCGCGCCCGGTGGATCGGGATGCGAACCGCTTGCCGATTGACCTGATGCCACGCTTGCATGAACGCCGCGATACCCTCTAGCTTTTCCTTGTCATCACGCAACACCATGCTCTTGCCGCCGTTAGCGCGGACGTATGGATCGGTGAGCCGGTTGCCGGTCTCGACGATTGCCAGTTTCGTGTCGATTGCCGTATTGGGAGCCACGTACCAGAACTCGGCATCCGGTACATCGACGACGATTGTACGGTCCGTTGCGCCAGGCGTATCCTTGATTTCCACCTCGATGAACTGCCGCACGTCCGTTTCGACCGTGGCCGTGCAGACCAGTTCATTGTAGTCGAACTCGGGACTTGTCTCAACGAAGGTAGAATCGGCAATCCGCAACTCGTCGCCAGCGAAATAGTGGATCGGATGGACTGACAACTCAAACCCCATCACGTCGTCCAGCGGCCTGTATCCCACTGATTTCACCCTATCTATCGCTATCCTGTCGATACGGTAGGACTGCTGGGTTGGCGCATGATTCTGTAGCCCATCTACTGAAGTCCACGTATCGTTGATGAAGACCATCATGGATTCGTATTCTGGCTGCGAGTCCTCGTTAGCAGCGTTTCTCACTGGCGGGTCTACCGTGTAGTCCCAGCCGACCAGAAATGGAGTTTGGCGAAGGAACTTCTTGTGGCCGTTCCAGTGCGTGGTGCCAAGAGGACTAATACTCCCATCCCCAAATGGATGTACCGCTAGGTTCGTACGCTGTTCGTCTCCCAGGCCATCCCCTACTCTCCAGAAGAAATCTTTCGGAGCTATGAACCTAGTCCACAATCCCCCGTAGAACGACGCGGTGCGTTTCAGATCCTTGTCTCTCTGAGAATCTGGCGCATCGTCGTCGCCCTTCAACAAGGCGTCTTTGTACTGGCTCTTTGGAGGTTTGGGACCAGCTCGTCGCCAGCCTCCTTCCAACGTAAAGTCTGGAAACCCAAACGTGCCAGTAGACTTTATCCTCTGTCCACGAACTATGATCTTGCTGGCTCGGTTCAGGATTGTCTCTTTGAATGGGATCTCGTCGACCAAGTGAACGAACGGAAGCGACGTAGGCAACTGGAACTCTTGTTGGGTTTCGTTGGCCGGCAACGTGGCGGACCCAACAACAATCTCCTCTTTCGCTATCGTGAACACACGGAGCCACGTGGTTTGCTGCTCATCATCGAAATCGATAGTGAACCCAAGACCCCTTTTCCGGTCGATCAGTTGGTTGAGCGCATCCCACAGGCTACGCCATTTCGTTGCCTTGTGAACTTCGACGATTGAGGATAGGACAATTTGACCAGCAAGCACCAACACTAGGTCTGTAGGCGCGAAGTTCGCAAGCAAGTACCGGATGATGTCGGTGTTCGTCCATACGTCCGCTTTTTCGTGATCGGGGTACTTGTGGAAGACATGACTAGCACTTTGGCCAATCGCTTGTGCGGAACGGTTCCCGAAGACCTGTCCGCCAAAGCGGTCGCGTCGGTTGAAAGCTGGCGTCCAGGCAAACTCTTCGGTTCCACCAAACGTTTCTTCATGGAATGCCCTGTCGATCGGCACGCGGTCCAGCAGATGCCCTACCCCATAGGCAGTGATCTTCTGCCGGCCTGTCTTGCGAACGTTCGACAGCACCCGCGTTTCAACCGTCTCGATGACGCCAAAGAAGTTGGTTTCGACGGCGCCCTCGTAATCGGTCTGGATTCGCACGTACTGGCCGTGGAGGTCTTCGAGTGGCGCGTACTCGGAACTCGCTGCCCGATCGGTCCGCTTGATCGTGCCGAAGTCGTACGTCAGGTTGGCAACCGACACCTCTGGCGCCGCGCTGTTGCGATAGCGGTTTGGCCACAAGTACGGCACTGTATTCCAGTTGCCGGACAGCTTTTCCTTGATCGAGACCGTAGGGACAACTCGCGAGTCGACGTTGCTCATAGGAACACCGTCCCAGCGTACTGGACCAGGAATCCAACGTCGACCACCCAAGTGGAACCAACGCTTCCGATCAACTGGCCGTTGTAGAATATCCCGCCGACAGTTGTCAGGGACGGCAACCGGTTCAATACCCCTGCGCCGATCACCAGATAGTTCGTGTAGGTGATCTCGTTGAGACGGATCGTGACGATCCTCGATTGGAGCTTTTTGACCGCTTGGTGAAGGACTCGGGAGTCCGCCGAGCTTCGCGCCAGACAGCGGAACGACAGGTTCGTCGGCTCTCCCCGGCGGCCCATTTCGACGTAGGCTGTGCCGTCCTCGAACGGGCGCGTAATGTCCGTGATCTGCCGACCTGGCGGGTCAATGTCTCCGGAGATTCTCTGGACGGCGTAGATATTGTCAACGCGGTCCCATAGAATATTTGCCACCACGTCATCCTAGCAAGGGGAACACCATGGCACGTCTCCGCATTCTTGCGATCGCCGGCTGGGCAATCGCCGCGATGGCTACCGGGTCGACCGTCTATCTCGGCTACGAGGTTCGCGAGCAGGCTGCTGCCATCGAAAGCCATGAAGCTCGGCACACTAGAACTCTCGACCGCTTTGCGCGATATGCGGGTTCGCGCGATCGCATCGAAGAGTACCAGAGACAAGGGCTGATCGACTAGCTAGTTTTGCGCTCTGTTTTCACCTTCAATCCTCTCAAGCGCAAGGGCCGCACTTTCCAATCTTTTAGCCGCAGCATCTAGAATGCTGAAATGTCGCTTTTCGCTGGGAGTCTCTCGGCCATCTGATTGTGCTTCGAGCTTGAATTGTCGCGCATCGCGTCTGGCGCCCTGTGCTCCACGCTTCGCCTCTTCCAGTGGCGTGAGCACTTTCCGATTCTCGGTCTCTCGTTGTCGTTCCGCGACAATGGCCGCATCCTGGAGCTTTTCCCGCAGCCTGGCCGAGTCTTCCCCTGGACCCAGGCCAGCCTGCTTGATGCCTTCTATGACAGCTTCCGACTTGGACGCTCCCCCAAGAACCCTTTCTGTCACGCGGCTTACGGTTGGCCCAATAGCCCCGGCGCCTCGCTTGAGGAACGCGCGCTGCTGCGTTGCTTCGGTAATGATGCTTTGCTGCTGCGCCACCTCCGAGCCAGTCCGGGCCTTTAAGTTCGTCGCGTTCTGTTTGGCCTTTTTGGCCTCTGCGAGAGCAGTTTTCGAGGACGCGACATCACGGAACGCTCCACCAATGTCGAGATCAAGGCCAGCAGCACCCGCTGCAACTCCAGTTGTCGCCGCTAATCTGGACTTCGCATCTTCGAGTCGCTTGTTCGCTTTCGTCAGCTCTGTTGTTGCGGCTGCATCTTGCTTCTTCGCCTCTGCCAACAATTCTTCCGCCTTTGTTTGTTTCTCCAGTTCTCCCGCCAGTTCCGATCCGATCAACGCTGCTTGATTCTCTTGCCGTAGTGCCTTGAGTTTATCTACCAATCCTTCGGTTTCTTTGGTCGTCTTCGCAGCCGCGTTCCCGATGTTCGATATGATCCCGGTCAGCACGCCGATGCCGAGCGTTGCCGCAATGCCAGCCAATGGGTTGATCGTAGTGAGAAACGTCGAGACGTTGTTGCTCGCTGCCCGGAACCCGGACGCCATGCCTTTGAGCGAGAAGTTTTGCTGGGACGATACGGCGAGGAAGTCGTCTGTGGCGAACGACAATTGAGTCAAGCCAGCCTGCATCCGCTTCTGGCTTTTGGCTGCGCTGCCTTGTGCTTTGGCGAGTTGCTCGATTCGGGTCTTGAAGGCATCGACTTTTACAGCATTGGTTCCATACAGTACTTCCAGCCTCTTCAGAGCCGCTTGGTTTTCCTTGGTCCCTCGGTTGACGCCACGGGTGATGTTGTTCCACGACTTCTCGGTCCGGCGCATCTCCGTCTGGACTTTCTTCAACTCCAGCGTGATACGCCCCATGTCGGCGTTCAGTACGAGGTCTTCGCCCGGCATCACTCACCTTGGGATAGCGCCCACAAGTCGAACCAGGTCGGCCTGTAGGACGGTTCTAGGCCACGGCGCCATGGGAGACTACGCCACCAGGCCCGGCTGTGTCGCCCTTTTTTTTTGCGTTGAGTTCCTGGTCGATTGCGACCCCGCCCACCGCAACGTACACGATCGTTCGGATGGCCGACTGGCTGTCGAACAAACCAAGTCCCTGCATCGAGCACACGCGAGCGTCGACCCGGTAGTTGATCTGGAGCACCGCCACGGCGAACTTCGCCGCGCGCTTCGGGTCTTCGATCTTCTCCTCGTCGTCACCGTAGGCGACGTGGTGCCAGTAGGACGCCTCCGACACGATGTCTTCGTAGCACGGGTTGGCCGAGAACTCCATCTCGCCGAACTCGTCCACGTGCATGGAACGATCAAGCATCGAGTAGTCCGCATGGATCGCTGGAATGATGAAGTCGTCTTTACCCAGCCTGAGGGGATACCCGTCTTGGATGGTTTCCCTGGCCAGATCCTTGGGCTTGGGCGGCTTGTCGTTCCACCACCCGAGCCAGTACACAGGAGGGGAGTCCTTTCCCCCTTGTGGATCGCGGCAAGGCAGCCATGTCTGTTTGTCGTCGTCATAGCCGGAAGACGCCTGCTCTCCTCCGAACCGAGCAGATGGTTTGATAGCCCCAATGCCGCCCTGTCCAGCCGGTCCAAATGGCGAGTGCCCGCCGGCAATGCTCGTTCCATCAACCAAGGGGTTGGTCAGTTCCTTTTGCCGTTCGGACATCTGCGCGGTGGAAAGCATCGTGGCATGCTTCCACTTCGGGATGTAGATCAGGAATCCTGACATGATGGATCATTGGTCCTTCGTGACGCTGCTGGCTTGAGGCTGGCCCCACTGCATGCCCTGATGGTAGCATACGCCATCCGCTTTGTAGGCATCCATCAGCGAACGGATCTTGTCCATCGACACGCCTTGGATGACCATGCGGCGAGCGAACGAGGCCGGCAGTCCAGCTTTCTCTGCCAACTTCTTGATCTCCATGATTTGCGGCATGCTGACGCCCATGGTTCACCCCTACGAGAATGCCGGAATCGCGGCAGTTGCGTCGATCGTGTAGACGGCTCCCGACCCGACCGTCGGTCTGATCTTGATCTCGCTCACGTGAGATTCCTGGTTCGCCCCGCCGAGGTTCTCGACCGTCACGAACCCTTGGCTTGCGGTTCCCGCTATCTCCACGTGCTCGGTCGTAGCGATCGCAACCCGGTCGCCCTCGTCGTCCATCTTCTGAATGTACGTCTTGAACGTATTGGCATCCAACGCCGTTCCCGTCAGGTTGAAGTCGCTTGCCGTGACGACATCCACGCTTCGTAGCGTGATCATCGGGGTCACCCGCATGATGCGCATCGTCAACGGGTATACCTGCCCGTCCGTCGAATGCTTCTCGACCTCGATACCGAAGTCCCAGGTCATGCCCTGCAAGCCGGGAACCTGCACGTTGTTGATGAACGTTGGTCCGAGCGTGAACTGCTCGTCAACCGCTGGCGTTCCGGATGCCAAGGCTTGGCTGTCCGCCCACACGATCGGCAGGTTCGTCCCGTCGTACAACGCGTGCATGTCGAAGTTCAGGGTGGCGACACCGTCTTGCTCGACAGAGACCCCGGTCGGAATCACCATCCCTTTGTTGAGCGTGCCGGTCAGATGGCTTGAGCCAGCCTTGATTCCGCCCAGCAGTTGGGCCGACTGGAAGTAGAACGCCACCGAGGTGATGACGGTAGTCGACGGAATCGCCAGGCCAAGCAACGCGTCGATGTTGGTCAGAAACCTGGCGATCTCGGTTGTGCCACCGCTGATCACCGGGGCTTGCGACATCACAGATACGTGCGACGGCGACAGTTGCCCAGCGCCGTAGCCGAGTTCCTCAGTAATCCCGAGGTCGATTTCGCGGTCTGGGATCTGCGACAGATTGAACGCGCCGGACCCGGCGAACACGTGCCGCTCTAAGGTATGGAGATTGTCGACGCCCATGTTATGCGGCCCTTTTCAGCACTTTTTGACGGAGCACTTTGCTCACGATTGATCGTTTCAGCAGCTTCATGGCGAACCGCACCATTACGTCCTCTTCGCGGCGATCAACGTCAAGCCGTCCAATCTCGCCTTTGCCAGCCTTGGGGTTCAACGGATGAGGCAGGGGCATCTTGACCCGTACTGATGCTTTCTTGTTGGTCGCTCGCGCCACGATCCGGATGCCGGCGTTCGCCAACAGTCGGTCACGCATCAAGCCCGTCTCGATCAACGGTTTCGAGTGCCCGTAGATCCTACGTTTGTATTCCTTCCACGCGTCCGAGCGAATACGGTATCCGTAACGATTCGTGGCTCCAGGTCGAAAGTGAAGAGGCATGAACTGCTCGACCCACAGTTCGCCCACCTCTTCCATCACCGCCCGAACCAACGCGTTCCAGTCCTTCTGCATGCCGTCCCAGTCGGTGCGCAACATCCGGATATGAGAGCCGAGAGTCCCTCGTCCGGAACCAACCCTTACTGGAGCACGTCCGCCAGGACCGAGACGAGCCATTACCTCGGCCCCCACGTTAACACCATCCGCTGGCTGATATGCGCGTCTTGTTGGTTGGGCGCGGATTCTCTCTGTGGTATCTCCAAGTCGTCCACATCCTTCACCATCAGATATCCGCCTGTCCGGCCCAGTGCCATGATATCGGAGACTATGGCGTCCATCTTGATCTCCCACGCCTCCATAGCCGCGTCATGATCGAACTTCTGTTCGTCGGTCACGTCGGCCTCGAACATGATGAACGCGTCACCGCTTGCGAACGCGCCGGTCAGAGAGCTACGCGATTTGCGAATCCCTTCGACAAGGCAGTACGGTCGGACTATTCCGTGGTTTACATCCAGCTCCGACTCGTCTGCACCCGGAACCGCGTACCGAAAGACCCGTTTGGTTGCTTCGGCCGCAGTGGATGCTCTCACCCACGCCTGGAACGTAGTTGATCCTGCGACGATTTCCTGGACAAGCTGGGTGGTGGTCGTAGCCATTTACCCATTTTCTTCCCGGTAGTTTCGTCCCGACCGTTCCTTTGGTTTCGTCTGGCCCACGATCAGTGCCCACATGCCGCCCGACTTGTCTGGCGCCTCTTCGATTTCCCAGATGTCGCTGCCGACCGTGAAGGTTTCACCCACCACGACAGCGGATGGTCCTTTCGTCCCATCGGCCATAATCTGGATCAGCGCCTTGCGTCTGGCTACCCGGCCTCGGTCGGTTTGCGTATCCCCGAGCATTTCGTTGATATCTACCAAACCGCTCGTATAGACCGTGGCCGTGCCATGCAAGTCCGTATGGGTGACTGATTGCCCAAGATGACGCTCAAGCATCCCAACGACACGCGCAAACGTGGCATCCAGACGGCTCATAAACTGAACTCGTCCGCGTCACCGGCCGCAACCGCTTGGTCCGGCTGTTTCTCGCCGATGACGCCATCTCGAAACCAATCCGACACCGTGGACATCGGCGTATTTTTGGGCAGCGACACTTCGGCAATCGTATCACCGACCGATATTTCTGGTCCGATGGGACGCCGAGCGACAAGTGTGATTTCCATTATCACCCTCGGTTACGTGGTTGCGTTACTGAGCAAGTGGCCGGCCTCGACGAACAAGACCTTTTCGTCGACATCGTGACGAACCCGTACGACATCCGACCGCACGTTTTCCTCGCGGTAGGTCTCGACGGTCCCGCCGATACTCGAACCGTCCTGGCTCCAATGGAACGTGCGGCCTACGCAAGCCTCGCGGATATCATTGGAAGTCGCGACCTTGCAGATCATCGCGTACTCATTCGACCAGATCGGTGCGAGCGAGGCCGTCTGGCCCTCGACTCCGGTATTCTTCGTGCCGCCGGCGACGATGATCTGGTCCAGGTCGAACACCTGTGCTAACTGCTGCACATTGATGGCTCCGGCGCGAACGTCCATGAACCCTTGGGACTTCGACCGGTCGATAATCTGCGCGCAGTTCCGGAGGTTGCGGAAGACCTTGCGATTGATGATCAACGCATTCGGCCACAACCCTGACGCGGCGTAGATCGACTGAACCGCCGCTTCGACATCGGTAACCGGGACAGCATTCGCCGTATCATCCCATTCATTGGTGATCGCGGTTGTGTGCGAGGCCCAAGTCGTCGCATTGAACAGCAACGCGGCCGCACGTTGTTCGGCACTCCGTAGAACGTCGAACCGTGCCCGCATCGCGGAGATTTGCTCGGCGTCGAAGTAGTCCGAGTACATCTGAGATTCCCGGTCATCGACCGGTTCCTCGGCGCCGTGCTCCTCGCACGCGAACGTATCGGTGGTGAACGTGAACTTGCTACGGCTATAGGCCGCGCCTGGCGCCCGTGCCGTATCACGTTCTTTGAGCAATTGCTCGACCGGGATCTTCCCGAACGGTCCGGATTGCTTCATCGTATTGAACACAGGGAGGCAGCGAGTGGCGATGTAGCCTTCCGCATCCATCGCGGCATCGAACTCCATGAACGAGGCGCCCAAGTCGGGACGCAAGGTGGCCAGTGAAGTGCTTGGGGACGGCATGAGTCTTATCTCCCTATCGTTTTCTCATTTGCTAACACATGGGCTGACGTTCAGAATCGCAGGACTTCGATGATGTCCTGGTCAGCGCCAGCCGCTTCCATCGATACGCCAATTGCCGCCCCGCTGGACGTTGTGGCGATCTCGCCGTCGACTGCTCCATAGACGGCCACGCCCTCCGCAATTGCAGCCGACGCAATCATCTTGTGAGTACCGGCCGCACTACGGAGACGCACCGCAACGATATCGCCCGACGCGAAACTCTCTTTTTCCATGGTGCCGATTTCCAGGACTTCATCGGTCGTGCCAGCGACCGCGACGACAAGCACTCCGGAACTGAGCTTGACCCGGGCGTGCTGCGGGATTGCGGCCCCCGCCGTGAAAGTGCGGGCTGGGCCATCGACAAACTGAGCCATGATCTTGCCTTTCTGGTGTGATTACCGACTGCCAGACAAACGCCGTAGAGCCTACCGGAACCGCCCGGTTGGTCGCTTGTTCTCTTCGTTGATCATCGCCACGTAGCCACGGTGCAGATCCGGATGTTTCTTGACCACTGCCGAAACCGCCTTGGCCCGCGCCATCCCTTGGCTGACGAGCGCATCGATCTTGGCGTTCCATTCGGACCGCATGTCTCCCATGTCGGTGTCGGTTGCGGTCGATTCCGACAACTCCTCGACGCCAGGTGCGGACTTCATGGATTCCAAGGCCGAGATCGCGAGTTCCGAAGTGGCTTCCGCTTCTCTAGCTCGCTTCTCGCAAGCCGCCATCCATGAGGACTGGGCTTGCTCTATGGTTGTCTTCGCGCCCAATTGAGCACAAATGAAATCGGCATCGGCAGTCGGAAGGGCCGCCTTGATTTGCTCGAACGTCGCTGCCTGAGTCGCGGTGTTGGCTTCCACAGTCTTCGTTCCTTCGCTCATTGCGATTGCCTTTCTCCCATTTCGGCGAGAAGATGCGCGAGTCCGTAACTCGCTCACCACGTCACCGAATGACCCGATTCCATCCACAAGGCCAAGCTCAACGGCATCGGCCGCCATATGAACCCGACCATCGGCCAGTTCCGCAACGGCGGATTCCGACATCCCCCGCCCACGTGCTACGGACGACGTGAACTGGGTCTGTGTCTTGTCGACGAGCGTCTGCCACTCGGCAACCTGCTCCGTCGTGATCTCCGTTCCAGGGAATCCGGCGCCCTTGAACTGACCGGACTTGATCACGATCGGGCGGATTCCCTGTTGGCCTGCCGCCCCGGATAGATCGTGAAGTCCGATGAACGTCCCGATAGAGCCGACCATCGCGGTCTCGGTATTGGCGATGATCGCGTCCGCTTGCGAAGCGACCCAAAACGCCGCCGACGCTGCGAGGTCTTCCGCGAACGCCAACACGGGCTTCCGCTTATTCGCCTTGAACACGTCGTTCGCAAGATCGGCCGTTCCAGATACCGTTCCTCCTGGTGAATCGATCCGCAGCAAGATGCCCTCGACTTCGGGGTCGGCGATCGCTTGCCGAAGTTGCTGGCGCACCTCGATCATCCCTCCGCCCGCCAGACTGCTCCCTCGCTTGGTCATCGTTCCGCGAATGTCCAGCACCGCGATATCGTCGCCCATCTTCGTTGCTGATTTGCGAGCCGATGCTTGTGGCTCGGCAGTGTTCGCCGCCACGTGTGAGAACAGATCCATGCGCGCAACGCGGTCGAACGTCGCAAGGAATCGATGGCTCTCCACTGCCCACAGCCCGAAGTACTGCGAGAGATCCAGATCAAAAGCGAGAATCGGCCCGAGATCGATTTCGAGTTCCGTTTCGTTCGCCATTTTGATTCCCCTGGTCCTCGTTCTCTTGTTCGTCTTCGTCTTCGTCTTCGTCTTCCTCGTCTGGAACCGGAGCCGCCATCGCAACGCCACCATTGCTCGACGGTAGAGTCACTATCTCATTCCAATGAACCGGTTGGCCGTCATCGAACGCTTCATTGATCTTCATCGCCACCTTCTTGGCCTCGATGATCGCGAAGCTGTTGTCCTCGATGTTCTCCATGTCGACTTCGCGAACGTCACGGCCGCGCGACGCATGCACCCGACGCCGGGAGTTCACGCCGTTCGCCATGAGTACGAGGTCGGCTTCCGCGTCCTTCTTTGGCTCGATGTACGGCCACGTCGGCGGATTCCAGCGGTGACCGAACATGTCGACGCCAGTACGGAGGGCTGCCGCCGCCATCGAGGGATCGGCGTTCATCCATTGGCGTACTTTCCACAGATAGACTGGCCGATGGAAGCGGCTAACGAGCCAACGCTGATTGTCTTTGAACCCCAAGCGAGCCTGATCCACCGCGCCACGGTAGCCGGAGAAGTTGGTCTCCGACGCATCCATCAACATCATCACTAGCGGCATGCCGATGTTGGCGCCGATCAGCGACATGATCATCTTCGCGTGCTCGAAGAACTCCGCGTTCGGAACGCCCGGCGAGAATCCCTTGATCTTTTCGCCTGGGTCACCCGTCACATCCATGCCGGGAGAGATCTGATCAATCGTCCGGACGCCGCTTCCGCCTGTCAGGCTCTCCGTTTCTCGGTCGCCAAGCTGCTCGTCGGACACCGTCGCGCCTTCCTCGACTTCGCGGATGATCGCGAAGCACGACACGATTTGCTGCTGAACGAGCTTGGCAAAGAAGATGTCTTCGCCCATCCCCATTGTGTCGAATATGGGCGCAAACGCTGTTACGCCACGAGTTTGCGACACTCGCTTCGGGTTGTAGACGTGAGCGACTTGGCGGTTTCCATCGTCGTCGCGAGTTGCGAATGGCCGTATCTCCGAGACCTTCGCGACCGACCTCAACGGGTCGATGTCTTCCCTGGTGATCCAGTATTCCAAGTGGTTGCGAAGCTGATCGAGAAGGACGCCATGGACGACGTTCCGCGTAGTGCTTCGAGGCGTGCGAACGCGGTGACCCTCGATCATCTGGATGCGGCCCGAACGGGTCAACAACGCGATGATATCGCCATCAACGATCGTGGATCGCAACGCCAAACGCTCCAGATCGCAAAACGCCATCTCTCCTTGGATGTCGCATTGATCGGGGTGTTCGGCCCAATCCTTCCACAGTGCAGACAGGTCTTTGTCGAGCGATTTGTCGCCCGTATTCGGGTCGACCTTGATCCCGTCTTGGACCGTGTTCACAACTGCGCGGTCGACCGTTTGCCCGACGACGGCGTCGTTCCGGTCCATGTCTCTCGCGTACTCAAGCATCCGAAGGAAGTCGGCCTCGGACCGATAGTGGTAATCGGCTCCGCTCCCCATCGACGAAATGCCGGTTCTGCGGCGTCGGAAGCGACCGAGTTTGGCGGCGGTATAGTCCGACCGCATCCCCTCGAAACCTTCCGAAAGCGTGACGTTCGGCGCGGGGACGTTCCGATTCTTCATCGAAAGTCCTCGAAGCTGACGTGTTTGACGAGTCCGGACGCACCGCCGGCGAACGACGTATCGTTGGTCTTGAGCCAACCGGTCGCCGCATTGAGTGCGCGTTCGTATTTGAGGTATTCGTCGCGGACCGACGCGCCGCCGTGCCGGACTTCCTGGGCCATGCGATTCATCTTGAACCGCGACGCCTGGATGAAGTCCTTGGCTTTGGTCGTGGAATTGGTGGTGTCGTAGTCCGCGTTGTCTTCGTACGCGGCCTCGACTTGCGCATCAGTGCTTGCAGACGTTAGTGCCATAATCCCATTGTGGGCCTGGCGTTACATCAGTCAACACCATCCGAATCGGATTGTAACTCTACGCTTGCTCGATGATCCATCGTAGTGCGTCGGCTGGAGACCTCACTGCCCTGCCGTTATCAAGCATGTCGCCACGTTCTTCAAGGGCGTCATGAATCCGCCGCAGAGTTTCCGCTTGCGCACCGGTAAGATGAATCTCGACGTGCTGCCGGCAATACGCGTTCGGGCGCAATTCCACGATCGGCGTATTGATGATGGTCGTCTGGATCTCCCTTGCGGGCGCGAGCACCGTCTCTGGCACTTCATCTTCAAGGTCATCGTCCAATACCGGAGTTCCGTGTTTCGCTTTTGCCATCAGTCCCGCTCCCCTACAAAGAATGCCCGACCATCGGGCGCCATGACCGTGCTCGAACGCCGTCGCCTCACTACCGGCGCCGTGGCTTCTCCAACCAACCTCGCGCCGACGATGTGGCCGGCAACGCATGCCATCTGCCCGGCGTCAAGCCAGTGGTTCTTTTTGTTGACTTGTTCCCATCGCTCTACCATTCGATTTCTCGCGTCCCTGTCCTGAGTCAACCGCTCAGAGGTCAGATGTTTGGCGAACGATAGATGCTCGCGATTGTTGGCGACCTTGTAGACAGTCGCCGCGCCTGGCTGATCCAATGGCGTCGAGAACCGGCTATGGAGCCAACTCTTCCAGTGGTCGACGTTGATGTGGACCAACTTCACGAGCCGTTTGCCGGCCTCTCTCTTGAGTTTGCGGATGTCGTACTCTCGCCCCTTGCGGAGAATGTTTTGCCCGACTGAACGAGGAGACGTGTAGTGCTTCGCCATCCCCTGGCTGGCCCCAAACCCCTTGGCTGGAAGGAACCGCCCCCCGGCATCCAAGCAGAAGTCATACGCCACTTCAGGCTGCCACCCGGCATCGACCAAAGTCATTTCCAGAAAATGGGTGTCCCCGTCGTCGTCTTCCCACCCTGCGCTGATCTCGTCCTTCCATTCTCGCAACGCGATAGCCAGCGCGCGTTCAACTCCTACGTCGTCAGACGCAACCTCGACCCGCCCGTACTCGACGAAATGAGGCGCCGCGCCTTCGCCAAACGCGGCCACCGTCCAATGGCATAGGTACTTCCCCAAGTCGATCGCCGCGACCAAGTGCAACGCATCGGCCGGCACGATCCCCTTGGGCGGCATGCCGATGTAGCGACTGGAAATAGTCTGGTAGTCCAGTTTGGTCATGTCTTCCTTGTCGGGGATGTACGGCAACGCCCAAACGAATTGACGCATTTCCTTTTCGGCATTGTCCTCATCCTCTGCCCTTGAGGCCAACCATTCATCAGCTCCGACGACGCCAGCGGTAATGAACTCGTTGTCGAAAGCGGTCCAGCGGAAACCGAGCGTAGGCGTCCTTGGAGTTTCTCCTTTGACTGCTCCACACTTGTCGACAGATTGCCCTTTGTGGACCACCTTCGACAACGAGTTGGCCTTGTGGCGATCGTCTTCGCTCCACACTTCACCGCAAGCAGGACATATCCAGTCGGATAAGTCGTACGCTTCCTGTTCTTCCTCTGCATCTTGATACCCGAAGACGTTATCCCTGCCAGGAGTGACCCATGCGTCGCAGTGCGGACAAGGCCTCACGATGACCGATGATGACCCTTTGGTGTACTCTCTCCACGTCCTTCCCTCCTCTACTGATACGGTGCATTCCGCGTAGAGAACCGACGGCGATCCGGTCTTCGGCGTGAACGCGCGCAAGCGTCCTTCGAGTTGCGTGAACTTGTCGGCCTCGCGTGATTTGTGCCCTACCTCGTCGAATCCATCGGTTTCGGTCACGACCAGAACGCGAGACGTGAACGCGGCGCGTTTCTTGTCTCCACCACCTGCCGTCATGAACTTTAGCGTGGAGCCGTTCTTGAACTCCACCGAGCGGGGGATTCCACCCCGTGAACCGTCGCCTTTGTCCGGGAGATAGCGAGCGTATCGCGATGCGCGAATGGCCGGCTCGAAGTCTTCTCGCCACTTGTCCGACGCGATCTCTTCGGTAGGCACGCCACAAATGACGGTCTCTTCGATCTCGAACAAGTGGTACATCGTTGGGATTACGAAGCAGGTCAAGGTCTTTCCCGATTGAGTCGGACCAACCGCGAAGTGCCGCCGCCATTTGCCGACCTGGTCGAACCACAGAGAAGAGTACGGCTGTCGGTCGCACTTGAATCGCAATCCCTTATACGGTCCATCCGGGATGATGATGTCTTGTTCGGCGAACTCACGCATCGTCCTGATTCGTTTGACCCGCGCCTTATCGAATAGGAGATCCGTCAATATCTGCGCCGAATTCTGCTTCGGCATGGCGTGCGGCCTCGTCGAGTCTTTCGTTGATGATGTCAAGCATCTCTTGTGATGCGTTCCGCTTCGCGAACTCGCCGACCTCACGGAACGCTTTGGCGATCAGTTCGCAGCCGCGACGAACGTCCGCGATCGACATCACGGATTCTTCTTTGCGAAGCCGTTCGATTCGCGCCAGCTTGGTTCGCTCTTCCCGGTATCGCTCGAGCGCCGGAGATTGGACCATCTCCACGTCATCGACTACCGGGTCTCCCTTTCCGAACACCCGCGACTTGTGCCACTGAAACACGTCCGCGAGCCTGTAGCTGGTGTCGAGATTGCGAGGCATGCCAGAACGAAACCAATTGCCAGGAGTGGCGTTCGCCACTCCAAGCATCCTCGCAAGCATACTCCCGGTGAGTCGGTCGTAGTTGATCGTGACCGACGTTTCCCCTACTTTCGATGCGTTCTTTGGCGGCTTCTTGCCAGGCTGTCGAACTTTGCCATTGGCGATCGTCACGGTGCTGCCCAGTGCCATCAGTGGTTTTCGTGCGACGCTTTGTTTTTGCACACTTCGTCCGACGTGTCGAACATCACGCCGAAAAACGCCTCGACCGACAACGGTATCTCGACAATGTTCCGGCGATACTCCATCTCTTCGGCAACTTGCCGCTTCACCTTCTGAACCATTTCTTCTCGCTTTGTCGTGTCCATTACATCATCGCCTTTTAAATGCTCGTCACGGCTTCGCTCCGTGGTATTGTGCTTTGCAAGTGATCCGCCGGAACCCGTCTCGGCCAGAACTCGCCGCAGTGACCTCAAGGTAGTACGTCGTGGCCACTGTAAACACCACTGTCTTTGGAGACACGCCCTGGTACTTCCCGTTCGAGGCAGCTACATACGACATCGTCACACCATTAGCTCCTGTCAAAACGGCCTCCGCCGTATCCTTGATGCTGAACGTCATCGTCGCGTCGTTGACGTACGTCCCGTCGGCCGCATCGGTCAACTCGTCCATCTCGATCAGGTTGTCTTCGCTCAAGTAGAGCGGGAGAATTGGCGTGCTCATGGTCAGTTCCTACGTGCAAGCGTTGCGAACAATTCCCTTCAACCGCGCCGTAATCGTTACGACCCCAGACAACCGAGCAGCGGACGCTACAACCCCAGACAGCCGAGCAGCGGTGGACGCTGTTCCGCAGAGGGCGCCAACCAACTCAGACACCGGAGCATCTGGCGCTATCGCCGAGCAAAGCTTCAGCAACGACATGCGGTCGGTATCGGCCAACGTCCCGTCAGGCTCGGCCAACCACGAACGATGCGGCATCGTCAGCGAAATGGCCGAACCGCGTTTCTGCTTGCTGTCGAGCGCCATTACGCCTTAAACCCCGCGGCAACCGTATTTAATATCTGATTCAACCGCTCGTTCGATCTGTTTAACTCGGTTGCCAAACACTTAACCATTTCTGTCGATTGTCGCCGCTCTGCGAACGCTCGGATCACTGAATCGACAATATGCCTTTCCGCTTCGTCCAACAACTCGTACGACACCTGGATCTCGCTTTCCATCACGTCACATCCTCTCTGCTACGGTCCCGTGGCCATTTCGCCGATCGTCGTAGTCGTTCCGTCGTCGCTCACCGTCGATTTCGTGTCTACCGTGGAAGCGTCATCGGCGAACAGACTCAGCGTTGTTGCGGTCTGCGTCTTCTTGTTCCGCCATGCCTTGTAGAGCCAGTCGATCTTCGTGGCCATATCCGGGTTCACCGGCGGCGCCCCTTGGGCCGGCTCGGTCCGTGCGTCGTCCAAGAGGGCCAACACTGAATCAACGTTCGTGTCGATAACGGTCACCGCCGCTGCCGTCGAAATGCTTGTCATAGCGCCGCTGTCGGGGATGACATCCGTGACGGCCTTGATCTGACCAACCTCAGTATCCACCGTGGCCAATGCTGCCGCCGTGGCGATCGACGTAAGGCCAGCGCCAGCCGCCCCGATCCGTGCGAACGAATCCCCAGTCTGAACCGTATGCCCGGTCAGCGAACCGACACTGCCAGTGACGTTGCCGTCGACATTTCCGGCTACGCTGCCGACAGCACCTGTTACCGATCCAACAGCCCCTGTGACTGAGCCGACCGCGCCGGTTACGCTTGCAACAGCCCCCGTCACCGATCCGACAGCCCCCGTGACAGAGTCGCCGATTCCTGTGTCGATCTTGTCCGAACCGCTCACCAACGAGTCGAAAATGTTCGCCGGCACAACCTCGAAATCGGCCCACACCATCAACGCGCCCGACGCAACTACCTGAACAGTCAAAAGGCCCAACGTTCCCGTGTCGGTTGCCGTAAGCGGACACTGGTACCATCCGTCAGCATCGTGGGTCGTCGTTGGGGAAGCATCTGACGTTTGAGCGAACGCCCCGCCTGCTTTGCTGATTTGGATGTCGGCCTGCGCAATCGTCAGGCCAGTTTCGGCTGTCACTCCGTCGGTGGAATCGACGAACGGGCCGATGCGAAAGATCTTCACCGTCGATTGTTTCAGCAACCGCACTTCAACACCTCGCAATCGCCGATAATAGTGCGCCGCGATCGGCGCGATTGTTCCGCCAACCGCCGCTTCGTCCGCTTTTGTCTGGACACCGCCAAAGAACAGATCCTCGTCGGCCCTGTCGTCGTTCTGGACACCGCCAAAGAACGTCTGTTTGGACATCAGGTATTGGCCACCTGAGGATCAATGGTCAGCGTCGTCGACGGCTTGTACAGCATCACCCGAACGTACGTATGACCCGCTTCCGTTGGCGTGTAGCTCGCCGTCGAATGCTGTTGCTTGGTCCCGACGCCCGTCCCATTCCATGTCGAACCGCTGTCGGTCGTATGCGCCGCCGGAGTTCCTTCGGCTACGTCCGTGATTCGCTTAATCGTCTGTTCGTGCAGCGCTGTCGCGTTTGGGGCTGCTGTCTGGTCCGGATGCAGCCACTTGATGCCCACATCATCATCATTCATGGTCGCGCCACCGGCGAAGTGTATCGTCGACGTGATCGCCGATCCGCCTTTGACCCAACGAGGAATTGGCGGGCTTTCGAGTCCACGGATACCTTCGATGCAATTCGCCGAGGACACCATATCCCACGCGTACGCGTTCGCTTGCTCTTTATCAGTGGCTCCGCCGGTCCGATATTTCGCCAGTGTCGCCTTGATGGTTCCGTAGGGATTCTCCAACCAATTAAGCCCGAGCGGAGGAACGATGATCGTGCCGTCTTCGCTGTTCTCGATCAGCAATTGTTGGTTCGTGTTCCCGGTCCCGTTCGCCGTCGTGATGGCGCCCGGAAGTATGCTGTTGCGGATATGGCATTCGCTGTATTGGCCCGTCCCGTTGCGGAAAGAGAAGAACGTCGTCGGGTTCGCGTCACCGGCGAAGTTGCAGCCCTCGAACCGATGCGTCGACCCGTGCATGATGTTAGCGGACAGGCCAGCAGCGGTTTCCAGGTTGAACACGCACCCGTAGTATCGGAACAGTCCGCGAGCACCGAGTTTGATCGGATTGGCTGAGGGGTTGAACGTGCAATTGATAAGGTCTGCGTTGGTCGATCTTGCGTCAGAGGTGTCAACCGAACCTACTTGGATCTCGCGATTAGCATCACTCGAAGCCCCGTGTCCGAAGGTGCAGTTTTCCCAGCATTGATACTGGTCAGTAGTGCCGCCCGCTATCTGAACGTCCTCGTCGGCGTTGATGGTCATCCCGTAGACGTAGATCGATCCGACAAGAGCAATCCTGTCGTTCGTTCCTGTGGTGGTGATGCTGCCGCCCGTAGCCAACGAATCATCGGCCGGATCTCGACAGATGATCTTGATCGGGTTCGCTATCGTGGCGTTTGAAAAGGTTACAGCGACTGCCGAGCCACCCGTTTCAGCGTGGTTTTTCGACACAGCGACATGGGCACCGGCAGCTTGGCCCGACGCAGCCCCAACCGTTGCCGCACCGTTCACCCAACTGCCACCTAAGCCGTCGCCCGCTGCGGTGCTGTCGACGTAGAAGTCAATCGCCACGCGTCACCTACTCTTATTGCGTGAACGGAGTGATGTTCTGCATGCGGTCAAGCGTCGCCACGGCGGCATTGTTCACGTACGCATCGAACGCCCGGATCGCAACGATCAGGTCGATGTACTCTTGCTTGGTCGCGATCGTATTGCTGACGAAAGCCGCATGACCGCCGCTTTCGCCTTCGTTGATATAGATCTCGTCGAGCCGCTGGCCTTCTTCCCACAAAGCAAGCATCGCGCCTGCGTGGTTCGCGCACCGTTGACTGAATGCGTCGTGTTTCGCTGTTCCGTACGCCATGACTTCACCTCCCCATTAAAACCGTAAAAGCGGACCGGGCTGTCTGGAGTCAACCCGGCCCGCCGGGCAGCCACGCGACGAGTCTCTCCCCCAAGATATGCGCCGCGTGGTGGCTCTAGTCTGCTCCCCACCGTTTCCGGATCAGTTTGCCTGTCAGCCCATCGAACTGGCCAGCATGACGATCGATCACGATGTTCGTCTCGTCCGGATCGACAATCAACCGGTAACGGGCAGCGATCAGTTCCGAACGGGCGCCGTGAGCAACGCCCCTGAGTTGCCTTCGCTTGCCGCCATGATTGCAGGTCCACCAGCGACCGGACCACTTGATGATGATCATTCCTGCGGCCTATCGTATCCGTGCTCGCCCAGCCACTGTACCACATCGGCAGCCGGTTGTACCGCTGGAGGTTGAACGGGTGGCTGGAGCAGGTGGCCGACGTATGCCGCTCCAGCGCCAATGCCGGTCGTTCCTGCGACGATGGCCGCGCCTATTCCGATTTTCTTCCAGATGTTCGATTTGGGCTTGGGTTCCGCTGGCCGTTGAACGATTGCCGGCGGCAGAACTTGGACCGGTTCCGGATCTGGCCACTCGATTCGCGGCGGAGAGTTCGGCATACCAATCCGCCAAGCGGCCCGTTCCCGTGCGTCGTCGGCCGTTGCCACCAGCGACCGGACTAGGCCATCTTGCAACCGTTCGTTCATTGCGAAAACCCCGGTGATACGACCACCTCCTGGATGGCCCGAACGGCTGAGTTCCCGATCTCGCTGTCGGCCGCTGCCTGTGCCGATTGCCGGCGAGATGCTTCGATGTTCAATCGTTGGATGGTTTGCGCAGCAGTGGCCTCGATCAGGGTTTGGACCTGGTTTGCCGTTCGATCCACTTGCTGCTCAAGCGCTATCCGGTGTAGCTCATCGCCTTCTCGGACTACGTCAAGACTCAGTTCCGCCATCGTCCCCTTTCTCCTTCGGTTGGCCTCGGCGGCTCACCTTCGATGATTTGGGCCAGTCGGACAAAGTCGACCATTTGGACCCGTTCGCGTCGGATGATAGCGCCGGTCTGGTCTGTCATAGTGCGGACAAAGAAGTTGTTGAGGCGCCGCGACCGATCTGCGTAGTCGCGGCGCTGGGCTTCGATGCGCTGGACGGAATCGGTTACGAGTTTCGCCAACCCCCCGTCGGTTGCATCGGGCGTTTCCATGGCTACGAACGCCCACCCTGCGGGGTTCGGTCGGCCGTGTTCAACGCGGCAATCAACCCCGCGTCGTCGCCCGTGCCGGCGTTTTGTTGGATCACGCTGAGGATAGCCATATTGCCCGCCTGCGTGGCCACGCCGTTCGCCGAACGGACGTTTTCCGCGCCGAGCGTGGCGCCGTTCATCTGGAGCAGGGTCAACTGCTCGTTCGTATCCAATGGCATCGATTCTCTCTCCTCGGTTCCGTCAAACCCTTGCAACGGTCTACGCGACCGCTGCCCTACTGGTTCTTTCGTGGCTTCCGCTTTTCGTCTTGAGCCTTGGCCAGCGCATGCAATTCGTCGCGCATCTTACCTTCTTTCTCCTGGAGCGACAGATGAACGTAAGCGGGCGCGTCTTCCCATACGCAACCCAACGACCGGAAGATCGTCTTGGCCCCGCCGTCGGGGAGCATCTCCTCGATCGTGTAGCCTGGATAGGTCGTTCTGTATCGCCGCTCTTCTTCTGGCATGGTTCATTCCCCTATTTCCACAGCTTGACCGGAACAGCCCCTTCGACCACCCGGCCGGTCAGTTCGACCTGGATCGACTCGAACCTCGACAGGTTCATGCCGAACATCTTCTCGGCCTTCAGAGGACACAAGTGGCGAATCCCAAGACCGTCACCCGGCGCCACGTACACGTCTCGAACTCGTTCGCCATCGACCATCGACAGAACCATCGGACGAGACGTAAGCGAATAGTGCCCCGAAGATTCTCGCGTGAGAATTGCCGGTATCTTGACGCCGTCCATTTTACCAGCCCCGCCGTTTGACCTTCGACTTGTACTTCCACTTCCCGAACCAACCACGACGGTAGACCATCGGACGCCGGTACGGAACCGGTGCAGGAACCAATCGAATCGGTGGCGCCGTCGGACGAACGTCGATACGGACGCCGGGGACGCGGATGAGGATGCGCGGATTGCGGCACGAACCGTCGCGGCAGTCGGGAGCACCGAACAACGTCACGGTGAGCATTACGGTTTGGATCATCGACTTCCTCTTGCGATCTCGAACAGTTCCAACGCTACGGCTCGGTCGCCGGCAATCGGTTCGGACGGCACCCCGCCACGATACGCGATCAACTGCGGCGACCCGACAACCCCATTGATACGCCGTGAATCGACCGTGTCGATGGCAGCGCCCGATGACGAACGAGTCGCCTCTATTTGCTTGAGCAATGCCGGCCATGACGACGCCGACCAATCCGCAACGACCACCCAATGGGATTTCACCGGTACGGGCGGCGGCGGCTCGACAGGTTTAGATGCGGCTTCCTCAACTGCGGTCAACCGCGTGTCGATCTGTCCGATCACCACGGCCGTCTGTCCGACCACGTCATCGAGTTGGCTGACGCGGTTGATCACGATCTCGATGTCCGCCCGAGTTGCAAGCGTGTCGAACCGACCGAGCAACGCATCGAACTCCGGTCGTTGAACCAGCCCGCTCAAGTCCACCTCAACGGTCGATCCCGGAGGAGGATCGATCACGATTGGCTCACCAGGCTTCGGGGCTGGTCGTTCTTCGTTCGGCCCGACTGCGTCATCCGGCCCATAACCTGGAGCGTACCAGTCGTCGTCAGGCCCAGGCTCACCGCTTCCTTGGCCTCCACCCTGTCCTGGATCGCAACCACCAGGACCGCATCCTCCTTGTCCCTGTCCACGCCACGGACCTTTACCCATTCGTTTGCCACGGTTCGCAAAGATCAGCCGGCCGACAGCCGGAAACAATCCGCACAGTTCGGTATCGTTCCGATGTTGGTACACTCGACCGCCGGCCTGAGTCGAACGAACGACGACAGCAGTCTCGACCACGTCCCTCAATGGGACCAGCGAACTCGTTCCGTATGCCGATCCCGGCTTTGAGTTGCCCCACACGATACCGACAAGTTCACCACGAACAAACGCTGGACCACCGGAATCCCCGTAATCGGTCCGCGCCCCGACGTGCGTCGACGATCTCGCCACCCCTTTGCGAGCTTGCAATCCTCGTCCACTCCCTCCGAACCCGGTCAGCGTCACGCGATCACCGGATCGCATTTGGCGGTTGGCGACCTTGGCGACACGCATACGGGGGTCCGCAGGGATCACCATCCACGCCAAGTCTCGGCGGCGCGAACGAGCCACGATTCGCGCCCGGCCCTCGTAGCCTGCGAGCCGAACCGTGATGTTCCTGCCACCGCCGTCATGCGTATGCGAGCAACCGAGAACCAGGGCTTCCCGAGAGTTGAGACCGACGATGACGCCAGAACCGCCAGACGATTGCCGACCCACCGTATCCCAAATACGAACCGTGGCCGCCTCGTTGGCGTTGCGGGCCGTCGAGCACGGAATCGGCTCGTCCGGCAATGCCCCATCGTGGGTGATCTTGATCGAATAGCCGCTGGCGTTGACTGCCGCGATGACGATGGCCGCGACGCTGGCGCCGACGATTCCGCTCATGAGTTGGTCCCTTGACATGATTCACCGATTCTATGCACCGCAATGCCCCCGTTACAACCCCATCTCACGGCCTTCGACTATCAATAGTACGCTGTTTCGACAAGCAACCAGATCATCGCTACAGTGCAAACGATACCTGCGATGGTCAACATGATTGACGCCAGAACCGGTTTCTGCCCCTGGTCGTTGTGCAGGTCATCCATTGCCCCACTCCCTACATCCATTCCGAGAGAATCCACATCACAACAGCGAAGAACACGGTCCCGAAGACCCAATGCCACCATCGGTTCGGCGGTTCGTTGTACGCCTCGGTCCAGTGCCATGGGGTCTTTTTCGTTTGTCGATCGTCGTTGCATCGTCGTCGCTGGAATGGCATGCACTTGCCGTTTACTTGCCCGTACTTCCTTTGTTTTCCTTTCATTCAGTTCCTTTCGTCGATTTGCTCTTGCATTCGCCGTAACGCCCGCTCCATCTCGTCGACCTGCTTGATTAGGTCTGAACGATTCAGCCTACGACCATTGCACTGATAAGCTGGCAGACCCAACCGCTTCGACTCCCGGCGCAGTTCGTCGACCGTCATCTCGTGGGCCGGCTCCTGGATACGAACCGGCTCGCGAAACAACTCACGCCACGCTTGCCCAGCGTTCAACGCAAGCGAAACAGCAAGCCATAAGAACAACCATCGATTGATTCGTTCGGGCTTCATCGTCCATCCTCGGAACAAGGAACGGAAGCGACCGACTCGTCGTCGCCTGTCGTTGGCTTTGCCCCTTGCCTCCTGTCCCTCTCAAGCAATGCTGCCACCTTCGCAAGCTCTCGCTCCACCGCTCGAAGCCGTTCTCCGAAGCCCTCATTCGCCTCGTCGATCTTATCCAGTACAGCGGCTACCGATCGTTGATCTTCGGTCCGCCGTTGCTCGGTTGTCGCCTTGTGGATTTCCAGCGCCTGCAACCTGGTATTTACGGTGCTTGCTGCTCCAGCAGCCCAGACCGCGAACGCCACACCGGCACACAGTCCTACCCAGATTACGCCACCAGCAGACCACAGAAACGACAGCACGCGAACCACGTTTCGACCTGGATCGTTTGGTCCGGTTGGTTCTTCCATCGAGTCCCCCCGTTGATGGCCTTTCCCGGTATTGTCCGGTTTCGGCTACTGGTGTCAACGGGGGACCATGATACTCGTCATGCGCGTCGTCGCTCATTTCATCCTCTTTGCAAGTTGTTTCGCTGCCGCAATACCCTTCGAGAACGATTCGATCGATTCCCGATCCAACCGGGCCGTTTCCTCCAGCTCCGCAACGATCGCGTCAACGATCCGTTCCGGCCCACGGTCCAAGTCAACCTTCAAGTGCTCACGGAACCAATCGTAGAGAACGTCCGCGTTCCCTTCCGCAGCCGCAGCCATCGCCGAGCACAGCGAACGACCCTTCGGCGTGCGAACGATCTCCGGCATTCCCTCCAGCAGGTCGCGGCGCCCACCGAGAACAGCCCCCATGGCAAGCAGTTCAAGAACCTCTTTGCGAACGGTCATTTCGGTTGCAGCCTCTTGAACACAATATCCGCGTTATCCCCCGACGCCGTCATCGCTTCCGCAAGCTCAATTTTTTCGTATTCGCTCATTGATTCAATCACTGGCCGAACCACTTCAAGCAACTCCGCACCCGCTTCGTCTACTGCCACGAAGTAGATTGCCGCAATCCTGGCGAGCACTTCGCGGTCCATCGTCCGGAACGCCAGACGGAACGATTCGACGCTGTCCACTATCCGCTTCGTGTCTGGTGTAACACTGCTCATTCGTCGTCCCCCATCTTCGTTCCTCCTATAGGGTCTCTTCGGGCTTCAGCGGCTCTTGGTCGAGCGTCGTCACTTTCGCCAGCGATTCTCTTGCCTGACACAAGGAATCACCAATCCTACGCAACAAATAGCCATCGGCCTCCGAGTGTTCGCATGACCCAGCTATCCGCAACAGCTTCACTCCCGCTTGCCTGATAACCTCGGACAAGTCCAGTTTCTCTTCGCTTGTCATCGGTCGCCCTTTCGTTGTTCCTCCTAGAAGGTCTCTTCGTCCCTCTCCAAGCACAACCTCTTCGCGTCATGCCGATTTTCCTCTACTCCTCAGTTTGCCCTTCGGTTTACGAAGCGAGTCCTTGAACTTATCGCCAGCCTCGAACACCTTCGCCAATTCCTCCAAGTGGGAATAGCGACGACGGAACGATTCCAGTTCCGCCGCAGCCATTTCGAGGAGTTCGTATCGCTTTTGCTCGTCACGCATGATGTCGTCAACGTGCTGATATCCCGCCTTTCCACGGTTCGATGGAAGCGAGTAATACGCACGGGATGAATGGTTCCGGTTGTCGATCGCCGCATTAACCTTCGTCGGTGGCGTGTTGACGACGGTCACAACGGCCCGAATCAATCGCCCTGCCTGGTACACCCGATACTTCTCGGCAGCGTCCGTATCGTCCCAATTCAACTCCCGGTGAATCGCTGATTCCGGGTTATCGCGCCCGAACGAAACCACAGCGGACGGATTCAACGACCCGCCATTCGCGTTGCGGATCTGTTCCAGTTCCTCTGCTATCATCGGTCGATTCTTCATCGCTTTCTCCAGAGTTGAAGTACATACCAGCCGTGCCCAGCCCAACCGAACCGGACCAATCGCAACCGCACCTTACCAGCCAAACCGAACCCCGCCGAACCTGGCCCCACAGAGCCATGCCTGCCACACCAAACCAGCCGAACGAGTCCGTACCACACCAGCCCGCACCCCGCCGAGCGTAACCAGCCACACCATACCCCACCCCAAGCAGCCAAGCCGGCCCTTACCAGCCCCACCGTACCTAACCACGCCTTGACAGACCTCACCAGCCGTACCCGAACTCGCCTATCCCTGCCACACCGGACAAGACCGCACCAGCCGAACCGGACGCGACCATGCCGTACCGCGCCACGCCGTACCAGCCGAACCCGACCCCACCGCGCCGGACCACTCGCCACGCGAACTGGCCATACCAGCCAAACCGCACCAATCCGAGACATGGCCACACCACGGGAACCGTCGTTCATTCCTTCGCAGTTGATCCCACGACGAACGTCCCCCAGCCCATGCCGGTAGAGTTGCGAGAGAACGGGCGCCCCTCGCAGATGCCGACCTGCTGACCAGCACGGTGCAACAAGTTCGCTACCGATTGAGTCGAGAACTGATCGGAATCAAACCGCAGCGTCACTGACGCCGTCCAGCCCCGCTGGAACATCGGTCGAGCACGGAAATCGATCACGCCAGCCGGGCCAGAGTTGCGAACCGGCATAATGGTCTGTTCCGGCTCGTCGCATTCGATCACCACCAATGGGCAACCGTCATCGCCGAACCCATCCTCGATCACGAACACCGTACATTTCGCCATCGTCATCTTGTGGCCAACAAGCGATGTCGCACGAATCATCGCCGAACGCAACCCGCTGGCCGGGATGCCATAGCGGCCCTTGTACTTTCCATTGGCGATCTTGTGCTTCGCCTCCTCGAAACACAACTCGAAGTCTTTCGGGTCGCGAGTCTTGCCCGTGTTCTTCCCGTCCTGGCCGGCCTTTTGCTTGCCGACCAGTTCCTCTTGCACTCGTCGAGAAAAACGGTTCATCACCAGCGGAGCGTCACCGCGAATCGTGAACGTCGCATACACGATGTTCAACGGATCGATCACGATCGCCGCGTCCTTCGTCACCTTCCCATTCGCTGGAGCCTTGCCGTTCTCGCTGATACGGTTCTTCGTTGCAACCATGATTTCAGTCTCCTTAAAGGGTTCTTCTCTTCTCAACCTCTGCGCATACCGATTCCATACCCCGCCCTTTGTTTTGCGTCGCGGCAACTGCCCGGCCGTTGGTGTGCGGCCTGGACCCGGAACCAGTTGGCTCCCCTCTCGACGGTCCCCGTGAGCCGTATCCCTGCGAACAGGGGGCGTAAGGTAGGGGACAAAGCGGGCTTCCCATCGCCCGGAGGTTCGATCAACTCGGCCTGTGCTTTCGCCTTGGGCGCTTGGGCGTGATCGACACTGCCCGTTCGGTTGTCGAAATATGCTTGAAGGATTGTCGCGGTCGCGATACGATGTGTTCGCGAGATCGCCGCAATCGATCAAGCCCTGCCCCGGACGTGTTCGCGTCGCGGGGCGTTTTCGTTTGGTCATCCTACGCCGTCACCGGAACGATCGCAAGCGGAATCCCGTAGACCGCCAACCGGGACGCCCATTCGGGCGAACGTTTCCTCGATTTGCTCGATCGTGTCCGTCGGATGAGCGTCTTCGTCGTCGAGCAGTTCGACGATCCTCTTTAGGGCACGCTCGATCGTCTCGCGCTGCAGGCTACTTATCTTTTGCGATGAGTCGACCGTGTGCATCATCGTTTCCCTGGCAGGAACTGGCTTATAGTTTTGCAGTTCGTCAAGTTCATCGATCGTCATCGATCCATCACTCGGTTCACACGGAACCTTACGTAGATCGACCAACGCATCAACCAGATGACGCCGAGCGTACCGCAATCCTCTTTCGATTTGTTCCGACTCGGTATCCATGTACGCTTTCTCGACGCTCGCGATTGCATTCTCGATCGTCTGTTCTTTGGTCAACCCCATCATCCACCCCCTGTCGAACCGTTCAAAAGACGGCCGGACACGCCCCACAGTGCCAAAAATGACAAGGTCGTTGCCAAAGGCTGTGCCCGACCGATTGGCGGCGCCTGGACTCGAACCAGGATCTCGACGGCGTACTTGGGAATCGGTGCTAGCGTTATCTCTGGCCGATCCTGATTCCAATACCGTCGCGTGCTTCCGTCTTGCACCACACCGCCATTGCGACGCCGAGCTTTCACCCGGAACGGCTTCGATACGGAGTCCCACCGTTGCTTATTGCCGCCGCATTGCGACGCCGAGCCTCGAAGCTCGGCCGCTACGTGCGAATCACCACCGCAGCGGGAACCGTTCCGTCGCATTGCTCCCGGAACTGGATTCTGGACGTGTCGAGCGCCCTCACGGTCCTCGCGGATACCGTATTCCGGAAGCATTGGCGCGCCGAGGAATTGAACCTCGGAAAGCTACCCTCCGGGAGCGAGGCGTCCATCCCCTGGCAGAAGATGAACGAACTCTCCCGGTTGCTCGCGCCCCCTCAATACGGCGTTCCAGCCGTCTCTCGTTCTTCGATCAAGTACGCGCCGCCATGCTTGCCCACAGTGAACGGGTACAGTGCCGACACTCGCCGGCCACCATCTGGCGAACCGTACGGAACCATCGTGTAACGGTTCCCGCCAACCGTGATCGATCGCGGCACCTTGTGGCCCGTTTCCTGGCCGTCGTTCATCCGGTAGTAGATCCCCACACATTGCTTCCATGTTCGCGAAGAACGGCCAGCCTTGTACAAAGCCGATACCATCAACTGCTCGGGCGTCTTGGTTGCCTTCTCTTTCGGCTCCTTGGTGGGGAAGTATTCCTTCAACTCGGAACCGTCGAACTCCAGCGCCTGGCCTCGGCGTTCCGTCTTCGTCGGTTCGTAACCGCACGAACGACACACCCCGCCCCGGTAAAATGCGGAACACTGCGGACACTCGATCGTTGGCCTTGCGCCGACTTCGCCGGGTTCCTTCGTTGTGATGTCGAGCGACCATTGCGGGTCGTCCTCGAATAGTCCGTGACGCTTCACATTTTGGCCATGATCCAATATGAGGCAGTCCGTCTTGTCCGGATGCGTTCGCGAACCGCGTCCGATCATCTGCCGATACCGTGACAGCGAACCGACCGCCACACACAATTGAACGCAACCGATACGCGGGATGTCCGTTCCGCGCTCGACCACCTGTACGTTGCAGAGGTAGTCGATCTGGTGCTCGTTCAACTGCCAGAATATCCGCCTACGCTCATCGTCTGGCGTATCACCATCCACGTAGGCAACTCGCACATTCGCCGCATCCAGCTCCGACATTGCGTCTTGTGCATGCGACCTTCGAGGGAAGAACCCAACCGTCGGTCTGCCGTCTGCAAACTGTTTCCAGTCACGCACAAGGTCGCCGGACAAGCCGTCCATCGCAGCCGATGCCGAATCTTTCGTAAACTCGCCGCCACGCTTCACCAGCAAACCGAGCTTGCCCTCGGTCGCTCGGAAGTACCGGAACGGCGCCAAATACCTGTTGTCGGTCAGCCATTGAACCGTTGGACCGAGGACGATTTCGCCGTAGATGTCCGCCAACCCCTTGGCCTGCGGGGTCGCCGTCAGTCCGATCACGTAAGCAGGGTGGAGGCCAAGCCGTTCGCGGGTCTCGTCGTGGGCCTTGAGTATCTTGGCGAGCTTCGCGTGATGCGAATGGGCCTCGTCGAAGACGATCAGATCGAATGTCATCGCGTCCGGGTACTGCCCGTCTTCAAGAAACCAACTGATCGCAGTGTCGACCGATGCTACCTGTACGCTGTTGCCGAACGATGTCTGGATCCCCGACATGATCACACCATGTGGGAGAGACGGTTCATCACCGAACGAATCGATAGCGTTCTGGACCAGCCCGCGACGGTGTACGGTAAACAGACTCTTGCCGCTCTGCTGTTCGGTCGTTTCGCGGTTCGCCGCCCGGCCCATGATCTCTTTCGCGATCCGCGTCTTCCCGGTACCCGGCGGCGCACACAAGATGACCCGCTGATGCTGCGACAACGACACGCGCGTTCGGTCTCGCATGTCGCTCTGGTGCGGGTAGAGAGTAGGAAGGTCGATCATTTCGCTATGTTCCTTTCGACCCACGCACGCATTCGCGTCCATCTTTGCTCTGGCGTCTCCCACCAACTCCACCGCCCATCTGACGTTTTCACCCAGTAGCCTTCATCGTTCTCGTACTCGATCTCCGCCGCCATGGAACGAGCAATGCCCACCGCGTCGCCTACCTGGTCCGGTTCATCAGGATCGAATGTCGACAGATCCAATCCCCTCGCCTTGCACACAACGCCGATCGTGCAACAATCACCTACGCTGTCGATCAGTTCGTCCGAGATCAGCACCTTCTCCGGCATCGCGTCCATTTCGTCCGCCAGTTCGCGAAGGAACGATTGCCCCCTCTTGCCATGGATCGCACAGTCGACCGCCACGCGGTACAAGTTGCTTCCAGGTTCGTCATCGCTGTAGCCGCTGCGTGTCATTTCCAGCCCTGCGCAATTTCCCATGCTCGGTCGCAGCAAGCCTTGGCGTTCGTGTCGTGGTCGGCCCGTGGGCAGATATGTTGCAGGTCACCGAACGCCCGCATCAAAGATTCGACCGTCTTCACCGTCTTCGATCGCTGCGTCGCGACCCGGTCATCGTCCGCCCCGCCGGTCGGTTCGCCGTGCGGTTGGTTGCACTTGGCGCACGAAACGCCCTCGGCCGTCTCGGTCCATTTCTTGCCGGCACAGTTCGGGCATTTGCCGTAGTCGGGCATCGTCTTCGCCAGTTCGTCGATCTGTTCCCATATCGGCTGGGCTGATTCGTCGAACGGTTCCCCATCGTCGACCGGCGCCGAGGCTTTCGGCGTGCTGTTCTTCGGCTTCGGAAACGACTTCTCGATCAGTTCCTTCGCCATCGCATGAGTCACGCGAACGCCTTTGTCCACCAATTTTAACGCCTGTTTTTTGGCCTTTTCGTTCTTCGCAAGTACATACAGTGCCGAGACTTCGACAGATTCCAAATTGGAATCCGAACCGAAGGCAGTGTACGCGTCGATTGCTCGGTAGGCAGATCCAGACGATACCCCGATCGAAGCCAGCCACGCGGCGAATACGCCGCTGTTGTGTTGGGCGAGCGTTTGCTGCGCCCCCCACATCATTTCGCCGTATCGAAGGACTTCCTCGACCGCTCGCTTTCGGCATCGCTCGACCTGTCCCCCGAAGTAGATCAACGACGACTTCTCGTCGGGCGTCACTTGCGAGTAGTCGAACGTGGGATTGGTCAGCGATTTGCTCATGGTTGCACCAAACGAAAAGAGCCTTGCCCTGGATACTGCGTGCGGCCACAACACCGCTCCCCGAGGGGAATATCCAGGGCAAGGCTCTTGCCCTCTGCTGCGTTTGTGTTGTGGTCACGCATCAATCTAACTAGTCTTTCGCGTCGCCGTTGTCAAGGGCCGTCTCTTCGATCACTGCGGAATCCATCAAGTTCTTAGGCAACATCGCCATTCCGATCTTCGCCGCCGCGAGCAGAGATACAGCACGGACGCGAATGAACGGTTGCGGATCGTTCGCCCGTAGACGCACTTCATAGGTCTTCATCTTCTTCCGCCTCCAACCAACGGGCGAACGTCACTCCCACAACCGTGCGGAACGTCCCCGCGACGATGTGCGGCCGCAACCGCTTCAAGTGCTCGATGTAGTGCGCCGCGTTCTTCACCCCGGAGAAGTTCGGCCGGCTGTTCGCGCAGTACCACGACCATACGTCCCAGTGATGCTTTTGCAACCAACCGAGCCACCCGGCAGCGTTGAGATGCGGGCTTAGATCCGCGTCGAACTTGTGACAATGCGAACAAAGCGCGATGCCGTTCTTTAGGTCGTACCGCGTTTCCTCATGCTGCCGGGGAGTGAGATGATGCGCCTCGACTTTGCCCGATCCGCAGATGGCGCAACGGTTGTCCCAGTTGTCCCGCACGGCCAGCGACCACAACCGATCGGCCATGTCGCGGAGCCTACCCTTCGCGGGGACGTTCGCGTTCGTTCGCTTTCTCATGTCGTTCCGATTTCGTACTTGGCCTTGTGATACGCCCGCTTGGTGGACCCTGGTATTTCTTTTCGTATCTGTTCCTCTCGGCGAACGAACTCGATGAACCGATTGTTGTCGTGGAACTCGGAGAGCATTCCGCCGTTTCTTTCGCTTACCCAGTACAGTACGCCGCACCATCCGTAACGAAAGAACAGTTCGGCGACGGCACAAACCGTGTCGTCCGGAACTCGTTGACAATCCGCACACGCCCACGACCACTGGTCGTTCATGTTGATAGTTTGCGGGGGCGCCTCGTTGTCGAAGATGTCGGCATCCCTGAGCAGTTTTCGTGCCTCGTCGATTGTGAATCTCATGTCAGTCTCGTGGTCTTGGGTACGTCCAGATCCGTCCGCAGCGTGACCAGCTTCCGCGTGATCTCTAGCTTGTCCTCGAACTCGATCAGCCCTGCTCTCTTGGCCGGTTTGATCATCACGTCGCCCGCCTTCGCTGCTGCGATGGCACCCTCGGCCGTTCCGAACAGTTTGATGAGATCCGCCGCGCCCTTCTCCCCGATCCCGACAGCGCCCTTGATCCCGTCGCATGCGTCGCCCATCAGGCATTGAAAATCGGCCCACTGGTCCGGAGCGATGCCGGTCGCTTCCGTGTTCTGCTTGGCCGACAACCACTTGTATTCCGGTAACTGTTCGCCGCTTGTTTCGTCCTCGGACCACTCGACATCGAGCAGCATATTGCAACGATCCGACAGGCATTGCCGCAGGTCTTTGTCTTGAGTCAGCAACGTCACCCGGCCGTCGAACTGCTTCGCATAGGACGCCATCACGTCGTCCGCTTCCATGCCGTCAATGCAGACGCATGCATGCCCGCGAGAACCGAGCAGCGAACGAACCAATCCCAACTGGTTGCCGAGTTCCGCGTCCTTCGGCGGCCTGTCCTTGTACTTGTCGTCCCACCCGGCGGTGAGTTCCTTTCGGTGGTTCGTCGGTGAGTCGAAACAGCATACGACATCGGTCAGCCCCTTTTCGCGGAGCCGTTCGGCCGTTCGCCCGATCCAATCCGCGACGCCCATTGCAGCCTCAACGCCGGCCCCGCTGTGCCAGAACCGATGTAGGAAGTAGTTCACATCCACTGCGAGCAGCCATCTCGGCCCGTTGTCCGCTCTGCTCTCGTCGGTCGTCTGCCCCTTGTCTACCATCGCTGCCACCAGCGAAATGCGATCCGGCTTGTTCGCTGCCTGCATGTGCTGTGACCACGTGGCGAGCGGATTCCGGTCCGATTCAGTCGGGTACGCTTCCGCTACCCCAAGATAGCGTAAGAGCATTAGAGGCGAAGTCCCTGCGGGAAACACTTGTTGCCAGTCGTCACCTAGGCGTTTCTTTGCGGACCGTGCAATATCGCCCATCCACCAAGGGGTTCCTCGCTGCCACCAAGACAGATCGGCGCCGTAGTCTTCGAGTGCGTCTAATTCGATCGTGTCGGCGTCAAAGAAAAGGTCTCTCCAGAACTCGTTCGGCATCGTTCACCCCTCGAAAGGAACGTCCGCACTTACCCCGCCCGGTTCCGTTGTGTCGTCGATCCGGTCGGCGCATTTCTTCCATGCGTCCCTGGTCCAACACGAAAGATCCGATGTCGGGAAGTCGCCCACGACAGATCCTATGAAGCGAGAGAACCCTTCACGTAGATCCTTCGAGTTCGTAAGGTCTGTGCCGAACTTGTCCCGCCAAACGCATTTCAGATCATTCAGTTCGTCGGCGCTGATCTCGTGTTCCGGTTCCTTCGGTAACGCCCAACCAGGAAGTGACGGCGTTTTCCAATAGTAGCTTCCGCCCCCGTGCTTCTCGCTCAGCCTGGCGTAGTTCCACTCGCGACCCTTCGCTTCCTCTTGCACCTCGGCGAACGTTTCGGGCAGGTAGTAGAGCAGGCGCCCGATTCCCCACTGGCAGCCGGCGCGTTTCATCGCCCCGCTGAACCCGCCCTTCGCAGCATCAATGTTGTCGCCTCTGGTTGGCTCGGATACGTCCCACTTCGTTACCCACTCTGGCTTAAGGTGAGTCGATGGTTCGCCAACACGTATCGAGATCCCTACCGCGAATGACGACTTGCCGGCAACCTCGATCATCTTCGGTTCTTCGGTCCGCCAGTTCGCCGGCCCGCACACTTCGTCCAACCGATACTGGATCGCTCGGGCCGTGATGTATGCGAACACCATAGCGAACGGCCCCTTGGCGCCGTTGCCGCTTCGGCTCACCCGCCATTCGATGTCGTCCGGGTGGAACGGTTCGGCCAGCTTCGACAGGTCCATCACTCGCCCCCCTGCCCGTTCGCCAGTTCCTCTTCCGCCTTGGCCCGAGCCAGTGCCCGCAACGCTTTCATCCGTCGCCGGTGACTCTCGTCGAGAGACCTGATGTGGGCCTGCAACTGTTCGGAGTCCATTTCCGCAATGTTCATGACTGGTTCCATTCGACCACGTTCCCCCGATTGACGAATACACCCGTACGCAACGGCGTCCGGACCTTGTAGACGCCTCCGATGACCTCGGTGATTACCCCGTACTCAAGCCGACCTTCGATAGCGAAACCCACCTCGTCCCCGATGTCGAGTTCCGGCATCTCTGGAATATCTGGTGGCTCAAACCTCATCGATACTCCTCGACCCAGCATGTGACGAACAGTGGGAGAACCCGTGATCACCTGGCCCGAACGACTGGCCGCACTGAGAGCACGACGTGTTCGCAAACATCGGCGTCGGTTCCGCGTATGTCGTGGCGTCGGCGGCGTTCTTCGCAAGCTCGCCTCGAACGATCGAGACACCCCGCGGCGCCGCGACGCCGATTGAGCACTTGCCCCCGTCGATCTGGTTGAGAGTGACTACGATGTCAGGCCCGATCCGAATCGTGTCGCCCGCTCTGCGAGTCAGCACCAGCATCACTTCCCCTTCCGTAGCTTGTCCATTCGGGTTGTTCGCTTATCGTCCAGGCACCGAACGAGCGTCGAAGGCTGAACGCCCAGCGCCCGAGCAACGGCCACTAGTCGTTCAAAGGTCTTGAGCCTGTGACCAAGTTCCCACATCATCACGCCAGTCTGGCCTACCCCACACTTACGGCCAAGCTCCTCTTGGGTCAGTTCGGCGCGTGTTCGCCTACGCCGGATCTCCGCTCCGAGGATGTCCGCCGGATTCGGTCCGCTTGTCATACCATCATTTCCCGGATCAATTCCTTCGTCCGCCAAAGCCGTTCGTCAGACGGGAGAATCCCGATTCCTGCACACGACGTTCATCCCTTCGGGGTCGATAGTGATCACGACTTCGTGGTCGTCACGGTCCGATGCCCTGCGAGCTATCTCCTTGGGGTTGCACCGATAGCAGTACGCTTTTCCGTCGTGCATTGAAACTTCTCCTCGCACGATCGCTACGTGCCCACAGTCCTCGCATTTCATCCCATCATCCCCCGGATCACTTCCTTCGTCCGCCAGTGCCTCTCGTCCGCCGGCCGAGCGTAGCCCTGCAAGATCCTGTGCATGGTCGTGGCGTCCTCGTCGAGCAGTTCGGATCGAGTGATCCCCAACGCCGCGGCGTGCTTGCACGCGGTCTCGTAGTCTAGGATCAGGTCTCGTTCGGCTGTGGTTCGGTCGGTTGTCTGCCGTGCTCGTCTATGTGATCGGCAAGCGCCCGATACGCCTGCGCTGCGTCGCGAAAGTAGATCGATCCCTCCCGGAGAAGGTGTACGATCTGCATTGACCTCGCCGCTACTTCGTCGATCGTCAACACTCCGTTCGATCCCGGTAGCAGTTCCATCGTTCGCCTCCAATTGCCTCACCAGATCCGCCTTCTTCAGCCGCCGCCCCTTCGATTGATACTTTGGCAGACCACGTTTGCCGCAGAGTTCGCGGAGTTCGGGAACGGTCAGGGTGGCGTAGTCGTTCATGGTTCCCCTCAATAGTCCAGGGCCGCCAGCGTCTCAGCCTTGGCCTTCGCATCCGCTTCGTCACGAGCGGACACCGACACGCGAAGCCGGGCATCAATTGCCACGGAATACGGGAACACCCTCACCGTCCATTCCTCGTCGCCGTCGCAGAACCGCTGTACGGAGATTTCGCAATCCACATCGAGGAACCTGCGTCCGACCCGGTTGCTGTCGTCCGGATATCGCTTCCAGTCGGCCATCATTTCCCCATGATTTGGCGGGGCATCCATGCCCCTAGCGACCTCGTGCGCCCCCCGTTCCTTCGCAAGAGGGTGCACGCCTCACCGGGCTACAAGCCCCGCTTGGTTCGTTGCGACACACTTATCCTATATAACGCCGACACGTACCCGACAACACGATTCGTGTCGTTTTATCCAAACTTGTCTCGTGCGAACCGGCTGGCAGATGCCCCAAAAAAGTGATAGACTGAGACTGCCGGCGGGTTGTTTCCCCTTCACGCCGGCTACTGCCAGACCCCGGCGTACAGCACTCGCGATGCTTGCGCCGGGGTTTGTCGTTCCAGCCAACAAGCACCCAAGCGACCTTCGTTACCACTTCGACCAAGTTCTCCCAATTCGCTGTAGTTCGACCGCGTGACCGTAGGGTTTTCCGGGCATTTACAACTGCCCCAAGACGCCCTCGCGCAAATGGTTGTGCAGCAACATCTTAGGGACCGCTTGTAAAAAATGTGCGCGACTCGGCGACC